TTACTACACAAAAAGACCAAACATTGGCGGCAATTGGTTATGCTAAAACAATAACAAATAATGTTTTAACAAATACAGCACCAGGTTCTGTATATCAAACAAATTATACTCAAACAATTGATAATGGACAAACAGTAGATGCAAATGGATTAGCTTCTGCTCAAGCAAAATTTACAATTATAGAAGGTATTGTTACTAGCGGATTAGGTACTGCACCAGCTCTTGTTGATGGTAGTACAATTTCTCTTACACTTGATAATGGAAATACAGGAAGATTAGATGCTAATCAAGTAAGTCAACCAGATTTAATTGCTGGAAAAGTTGTTAGAGGTAAAACTTCCAAGTCAATAGGAAGAGTAGTTTCTGTAACTGCAGGTGCGGCGGTAGATACAATTGAAGTAGATTTATTAGAACCTAAAATGTTTACTGTTGGTGAGGAAATGGAATTTGCTCAACCAATTAGAGATAAGCACATTGCAATAAAAGTTGAATCAGGTGTTTATTACGAAGATTTCCCAATCAAATTACCTGAAAACGTTTCTTTACAAGGAGATGAATTTAGAAGAGTTCTTATTAGACCAAGAGATAGAGTTTCACAATCCCCTTGGGTGCGAATGTATTTTCACAGAGATTTAACATTTGATGGTTTAACAATTGCAACACAAAATTATGGTTATCATTATTTGTCAGATGCAAATGATAACGCCAGTACTCCTAAAAATAATAAAGAATTAGATGTACTTTTAGTAAACAATTCTAGCATTATAAAAAATGTAACATTTCAAAATCATGGAGGCTTTTCTGAAGTATTAGATCCTGAAGGAGCAGTTTATACTAAATCACCTTATACATTTGACGCGGCTTGTTATTCTGCATCTAAAAATGCTAAAACATTTAGCGGTGGAATGTTTATTGATGCATTCGCAGGTAATTTACCTACAAAAGTAACTAACGTTGTTAATGCATTTACAATAGACGTAACAAGTGATGCAGGAACAGGTTTAAGAATTAGAAAACCTCAAACACCTTGTCCTTTTTATATTGCAGGTCAAAGATATCAAATTAATGCAATAAAAAGTTATGATGGACCAAATGGAACAGCTCAATTACTTCTTGACAGTTCTTCTAATAGTGGTGCAGGTTGGGATGGTTCATTCTCTCCACCTTATAGTATAGATATTCAAACAGCAGGTAATAGATCAGCTTTAGCACACGCATTTACTCAAGTAAATGATTTAGGATATGGCTTTGTCGTTACTAATAGTGCATTAACAGAATTAGTTTCTTGTTTCACTTACTTTTGTGAAGCGGCATACTTTGCAAACGACGGTGGAAAAATTAGATCACTAAACGGTTCTTGTTGTCATGGAACATTTGGAATTGTTTCTGCAGGAAGCGATCCTAATGAATCTATTGACCCTATAACATTAACAAATGATATGGTTCAAGCGGCATTAGTTCGTGATGACGGAGTAGATTTAACTCATCCTAGTGGAGCATTATCAATTTATGTTTATGATTTAGATACTGTTGTTTCTAATAATTCAGAAGTAGAAATAGATCACGGTGGCGCAATAGGTATTACAAGATATGAAGTTACAACTGTAGAAGCATCTCTTGAAGTTGCTCCAGCAAGTACTAGAGATTCAACAATTTACAAAATTAATTTAGGAACAAGTGGTAAAAACGAAACATCTACAACAGGATTAAAAGCCGCTCTTACAGATGATCAAGTATTAACTATTAGAGCAAATTCTCAATTTCAATTTAGTTCTGTAGAAAATACAGCACCTTCAAAACCTACAACTGCTGTAGTTTTTGATGAAACTCCTTCAATAACATATAGAAGTATTTCTTATTCAACATCAAATCCAGTTGGTGTTGCTTTACCGGCTAATAGTGCCTTAATTGCATTTGATGACGTTTATGATTATGTTAAAATAACTCTTAACGAAACAGAAGCTCAAAATAGTACTCATGCAGGATCAGGAACTACAATGGGACATACTGTAGGTGATGTTGTACTTGCAATTAACAAAGTTCCAGAAGCAGGAGATATTACAAGATTAAACAATGGAGATATGACATTTGGTTGGGAAGGTAAAACTCACAAAATTGCAAATTATGTAGATAGAACAACATATGCTACAGTAGAAATTACAGATGTATCTAATATTAATCCTACCCCAATAGGTGCAGGAATTCATAGTCCAATGACAGGATACACTGGAAGTTCTGGGTCTCCAACATTTAGAGTTGGTTTAACAGCTACTGAACCAGGTTCAATTACTGTATTTGTTTCAACAGCAAGAGCATCAAATCATGACTTCTTAGATATAGGAACAGGTGGTTTTAATACTACTAACTTCCCTAATGTAATTTATGGAGATGCAACAACGGCATCTTCTCAAACTAATGAAACTGTTGAAAAATTAAAAGGTAGAGTTTACTATGTTAGTACTGACCAAGATGGTTTCTTTAGAGTAGGAAAATATTTCACAGTTGATCAAGCAACAGGAACAGTTTCTTTTGCGGCGGCAATTGCAATTAGTAATTTAGATGGTATAGGATTTAAAAGAGGTGTTGTTGTAGCAGAATTTAGTACAGATGGTTCTATGGTAGACAATTCTACGGATAGTGTACCAACAGAATCAGCTGTTAGACAATATGTTAATAGAAGATTAGGTTTTGACCATGCAAATACTTTAGTAGGTAATCCAATTGGAGCAGGTGCGATAGCTAGAGATGGTTCTATTCCATTTACATCTCACATGGCAGTTGGTGGATTTAAATTAACAGGTTTAGCAGATCCGTCTGCGGCTCAAGATGCAACTACAAAAAGTTATGTAGATAATATTATATACGAAACAGATCAAATAGAAAATATTAGAAACGTTAATATTGGAAATTTAGCTGAAGCACAACTTTTAATATTCAATGGCAAATACAGAATGTATACTGCACCTGCAGTTGGTGGAAATTTTGCAGTTAGTGATACTTTTACAGGATCAGTAACTGGTGCAACAGGAACAATTGTAGATGTAGAAGTTCTTGTATTACCTGGAGCGGTTAATGCCACAAGAATTACTTACACATGGACATCTAATCCTACACAATTTACTACAGCAGATACAATTGATACTGGCGGTGGAGTTACTGCTCAAGTTATAGATACTGCTATAAACGAAATGGGTAATGCAGTTGTTACAGCATCAGATGTAGAAATGACTGCAAATAGAACTGCAACACAAACTGAACTTACATTTAATATTGCATCAAATGTAATTATTAATGCAGATGTTAAATCAGATGCCGCAATATCACAAAGTAAATTAAACTTAAATGCGGCAACTTCAAGAGCAGATGCAGTAGGAATTAGTCAAGCAGATTTAGGAGTTGCTAGTTTTGATTCAGGAGACTTTACAGTTACTAATGGTTGGGTTGAATTATCTTCTTCTGGTATAGACTTTGCTGATTTACCTCAATTAGATCAATACGAAGCATATGGAAGAAATACTGCTGGTACAGGTGACGTAACTGCAATTACATTTTCTGATATAATTTCTCAAGGTGGAGCAGTAGTAGATGCTGACTTTACTACAGAATTAGATGCCGCTAGTGATCCCGGTGAAGCACTTATAAAAGCAAGTGCTGGTGTTTACAAAGTTAGTAACGTTACAACATCAGGAGAAGTTAATAGTATAATTAAAACAGATACAAATGGTATAACAGATTTACAAGGATTAAAAATAGATGGCGCTCTTGCATTAGATGTTGCCGCTTCTACACTTAATATAACAACTCCTGGTGGAATAGATTTTGCTACTGGTATAGGAAGTACACAGGGTAATACAGTTACTTCACTTCCTGGAAGAAGATTAGATATAGGTGGTGCAGATGGATCAGCAAGTAATACTCAAGGTGCTACTGATGGCGCTCTTGCAGTGGATCATATGTACGTTAAATTTATTGAATCCGCAGGAAAAGGTGCTAATCCAACAGGAATAGCTATAGGTCAAAGTAGTGCATACGTGGCAGACACTGATGATAGTGCTGAAGGAAGAGTGGCAATTGTAGCTGATGGATCAGTTCCATTATTAGTTACAACACAAGGTATTGTTCCTGGCGATGCCAATATGACATTTAATATTGGTGATTCCAGTAGAAGATATAATACAATGTACGCAAATATATTTGATGGAACAGCAACAAGATCTCTATATGCTGACTTGGCGGAAAATTATACAGCAGATGCTGAATATGAAGTAGGTACAGTTGTAATATTTGGTGGAGATAAAGAAGTTACAACTACACAATTATCTGAAGATACAAGAGTAGCTGGAGTTGTTTCAGACAAACCAGCATACTTAATGAATTCACAACAAGAAGGTGGAACACCAATTGCATTACAAGGTAGAGTTAAAGTTAAGATTACTGGAATGTGTAAAAAAGGTGATATGTTAGTAACAAGCAGTGTTAGAGGACACGCTTCATCTAGTCCTGATCCTAGAGTTGGAACAGTATTAGGTAAAGCACTAGAAGATCATAGGGATCCTAATGTAGGAGTAATAGAAATGGTGGTAGGTAGAGTATAATGGCACAACAAATTATAAATGTAGGTACAAGTGTAAACAAAGGTGATGGTGATCCATTAAGAACAGCATTTACTAAAATAAACGATAATACTACTGAATCATATACTAGAATAGTTGCATTAGAAGATGGTTCATTAGGATTTTATATTTCTTTGGCAACTTTAAAAACAGAGGTAGCGGCAAGTTCAGATTTTGCAGATTTTAAAACAAGGATAGCGGCGTTATAGGATAGATTATGGCAAACAGGATACCACTAGTAGTAGATACATCGGACGGCAATAAAATAAAAGAATTGCCAATAGGTGATAATTTAGATTTATCTAATTCTTCATTAATAGGTGTTAATAATATAACAGCTACGAGTGTAAGTTTAGGTGCAAATGTTTTTACTGGTTCATATACGGATCTTTCAAACAAACCTACTATACCTGCAGATATTAGTGATTTAACAGATACACAAACTTTACTTGGACAAGGTGGAGGTGGTACAACTTTTGTTAGTACTGGTGGCGGTGGTCATTGGTTTATAACAGGTGACGATAGTGCAACAACTACTATGTTACCAGACAATACATTAAAAATTGCTGGAGCAGGTAATATTACTACTGCAACTGCAGACGTATCAGGTACTACTACACTTACTATAACAGGAACAGAATCAATTAGATATAATAATAACAATTTTGAATTAAATGATGGTACTAATTGGGTACCACTTACTAATACAACATATACATTTTCAGCAGGTGATGGAGATGATGCAACTTCTAAAAAAATTCGATTAACAGGGTCAGGACAAGATATTCAAGATATTACATTTTTTGAAGGAAGTAATATTACTATAGCTAGAACTTCTAATGAATTAACATTTACAGGAACTGATACAAATACAACTTATTCTGTTGGAGCGACAACAGATGGTAGCAGTAATATTGTTTTAAGATTAACAAATTCTAGTGCTTACACAGAAGACGTTAAATTTTCTGCAGGAGCAGGTATTGGTATAACTCAACCTGATTCAGAAACAATAACTATTACAAATACTGCAACAGTACCTAATGTATTTCAAACTTTTGCGGTTTCAGGACAAAGTAATGTTGTTGCTGATGCTAATTCAGATACTTTAACTTTTGTAGAAGGATCTAATGTAACATTAACAACAGATGCGGCAGGAGATAGTATTACAATTGCCGCTAATCAACCTACACCCCAAAATTTATTTGAACAAGTTACAGGAGATACAGGTTCTTATACAGCCACTCTTGCTACTGATGTTTTAGCTATAGAAGGTGGTACATCTATTTCTACTTCAATGAGTGGTAATACTTTAACAGTTGAATACACAGGTGGACAAGCAGGTGCACAAAATGACTTTGGTGCGTTTGCAGTTACAGGACAAACTACTGTTACTGCTGATCAATTAAGCGATACATTAACTTTAGTTGCAGGTACAGGAATAGCAATAACAACAGATGCTCCAAATGATTCAGTAACTATTTCAAATAGTGCTACATCTCCAAGTTTATGGGCAACTATAACTGGTGATACTGGTTCTGCAGTAGCAAATATACCATCAGACAATTTAACAATTGCAGGTGGTACAAATATTTCTACTACTGTTGTAGGAGATACTTTAACAGTAGATTTTACAGGTACAGGTTCACAAAATGTATTCCAATCAATTGTAGTAAATGGACAAAATACAATAACAGCAGATTCTACAGCTGATACTTTAACTATTGTAGCAGGCACAGGAGTAACATTAACAACTGATTCAGCTACTGACCAATTAACTATTACAAACTCTGTACCAAACATAGTACAAGATGCATTTACAAATATAGTAGTTTCAGGACAAAGTAATGTTGTTGCTGATTCTAATGCTGACTCTGTAGGTTTTGCGGCTGGCACCGGAATGCAAATAACAACTGATGCTGGTCTTGATGCTGTAACATGGACAAATACTGCTCCTAATGTTGATCAAAACATATGGGCAACTGTTACTGGCGATACTGGAACTACAACTGCAAATACTACATCAGATAGTTTATCAATTGCTGGTGGTACTGGTATTTCAACGGCTGTAGCAGGAGATGTTTTAACTATTACGAATAGTTCACCTAATGTAACTCAAAATTTATGGTCAACTGTAGATGCTGACACTGGATCGACAGCGGCAAATACTGCAACAGATACTTTAACAATATCAGGTGGTACTGGTGTAGGTACAACAATAACAGGAGATGTTTTATCTATTACAAACACTTCTCCTAATGTAGTTCAAAATGTTTTTACAAATGTTGCGGTATCAGGTCAATCAGATGTTGTAGCCGATTCATCAACAGATACATTAACTTTAGTTGCAGGTACAAATATATCTATTACAACTGATTCTGGTTCAGATGAAGTTACAATTAATTCTACAGCTAGTGGTGGAGGTACTCCAGGTGGTAATACAACAGAACTTCAATATAATAATGGTGGTGCTTTTGCTGGAGATAGTGATTTAACATGGGCTTCAGGAACTAATACATTATCAGCTACAAATATTATTGCAACAACAGTAGAAACAGGTACTATATCAGCTCCTTCTTCATTAGCAGGAACATATACAATTTCATCACCAACAACTATCACATTAGATCCGGTTAGTGAAGTTATACTTGATGCTCCAATAAAATTACTTGGAAAAACAGCGGCTCAATTAGCAACTTTCACTGCAAGTGCTGGAACAATGGTTGCTGTATCAGATCAAAGTTCCAAACCAGCATACTACGATGGATCGAATTGGAGATATGTAAGCGATAACGGAGCTGTCTAATGCAGATTCGTAAAGATACAGTTAAAGATTCAAACGTAAAAGAATATATTGTTATAAACAAAAGAGATACCAATTGGCAAGATATTCTTAGTGATCTTACAAGAGATACTTCTGCAGACGATTCAATAGATTCAAATATAATTCCAGATAGAATTGTAACAACAGTTAAAGTAAGAAATAAAAATCCTAGACTTACACATTATAATTTAACAGATGATGAAGCTGAAAAATTATCAAAAGATCCAAGAATAAAAGACGTTGAACTAAAAATAGATATTCCTTATAAATTTGACAAATATAGAGGTGGAAATTTTAGTAAAGATAATTCAAATACTGGTGATCAACAAAATTGGGGATTATTAAGACATTGTTCTAAAACTAATAATTTTGGAGTAAGTCAATCAGATCCAGGTGGAGATTATGATTATGTTTTAGATGGTACTGGCGTTGATGTAGTTATTATGGATTCGGGAATAGAAAAAGCACACCCTGAATTTCAAGATGAAAATGGAGTTTCTCGTGTAAAAGAAATTAACTGGTTTACTGCCGCAGGAGTAGGTGGTACGTGGCCAGGAACTCAATATGAAGACTCAAATGGACATGGAACTCACGTTACAGGTACAGTTGCAGGAAAACATTTTGGATGGGCCAAAAATGCAGATATCTATATTTTAAGAGTTTCTCTTGGCGGTGGTGCCGGAGTTGATTTAAGTGATGCTAATGGACAAGGTGATAGTGCATACGATTTAGTTAGACTATGGCATAATAAAAAAAATGATCCTAATGATGGCTCATATACAGGAAGACCTACTGTTGTTAATATGAGTTTTGGTGTAAGTGTGTTGATCAATATTTCTTCTACTCCTAATTATGTAGTAGGGGAAGGTAATATATTAGCGGCAACATATAGAGGAACTGATCATTATCAGTCAACTATATTAGCATTACAAGATTATGGAATGAATCCATCTCAAACGTTAAGTGGCATTTATAAAGAAATCACCACTTCTATGTCTTCTACTGTAGCTGAAATAGAAGCAATGGCTGATGCTGGAATTGTCTGTACTAAATCAGCAGGAAATTCTAGCAGTTATAATTGTGACGTTGGTGATTCTGACCAAGATAATATTCTTTGGTGGTATGTGTCAGGAAGTTCAGGTTCTATTACAGGAATATATGCTCATAGAGGAGCAATTACTAGTAATGATGATTCTGCTCCAGTATTTTTTGTAGGAGCTCTAGATGCCTCATCAGAAAATTCAACATACGACAAAACATCAACTTATAGTGATAGAGGTCCAGGAGTTAATATATGGACTGCAGGTTCTAATATTATGAGTGCTATGTCAAACACCAATTCTGGTAGCTATAACAATTCATATAATCAGAATGGTAATTATAGACAAAGAAGATTCAATGGAACATCTATGGCGGCACCTCAAATGGCTGGCATTGCCGCTTGTGTCTTACAAGCACATCCAGACTGGACACCAAAGCAAGTTTTTAATTATATAAGAGAAAATGCTACAGAAACAATATATTCATCAGGTAGTAGTACTGATTGGACCAATGCTAAATCAATTTTAGGTGCATCACAAAAAGTTGCTTATTTTCCAATGGCTGGTCGTACACCTTTCAGTTATGGTTAAACCTGATAAATATCAATAGGAGATAAAAATGGCAGTTACATCAATAAACGTCGGTACTTTAGCAAATGATGGTACAGGTGACGACTTACGAGAAGCATTTATTAAAGTTAATAATAATTTTACTGATTTAGATGCTAGAAATCCTGAAAAAACTACAGCATCTAACTTATTAGCCGATGATGCCACTACTAAAGGTTTATTTTCTACAGTAACAGACTTTGATTTAAAATTTAAAAGTCTTAAAGCAGGACCAAACGTTAGTTTTAGTTCTGATGCCAATCAAATTACTATAACTTCATCAGGAATTGTTAGTATTCAAGTTGTAACTGACTCTGGTAGCCTTACTCCAATAGGTAGTACTGGATTAGCAAGATTTTTAGGTACTGGAGCAACACAAACATCAGGTGTTGGCACTGACGTAACAATAGATTCAAAATTAATTAGAGAAATAGCTCCATCCTTAGGTGGAAACTTAGACGCGGCAGGAAATAATATTAATAATCTAGGTACTTTAACAGTTCAAAACGTAGATGGACTTGTAAAAGGTATAGATGTTGGTAATATTGACTCTATCGTAGGATTTGATCTAGGTGGAATTCTTCCTACTGCTGTTAGTAACTTAATGCAATGGTTTGAAAGTTTAAAACCACTTGATATGGGTACTCCAGCCTCTCCAAACGCAACAAACGTAGATTTAGGTTCTTTAGCATAATTGTTCTTACGATAAATATTAAAAAAGGATAAGAATCGTATGTCATTATGGAGCGTCACAACCGGTCATAATTTAGGAACCTATCAAGAAAAGGTTCCAACAACTATAAACCTACCAGTAGTAGGTTCTCCTCTCACTACGCTAATTGCAGGAACTTTACCAGCAGGAACAAGATTAACTAACAATACACTTACAGGTACTTTTTTCGAAGTAGCAAGAAACACAGAATATAAATTTGTTTTAAGAGCTCAAACAGCCGGTGAAAATCCAACTATAGAAGATAGAACTTTTACAGCTACCGTACAAGGTCCAGATGCACCAGTTTGGATTACACCTGAAGGTACATTAAAAATTGGAGCAAATAATCAACTTTTTATATTAGATAGTTCTTATCTAAGTTATCAATTGTCAGTAACTGACTCTGATTTAAGTGCTGGTGATACGTTAAAATATTATATTCCTAGTGAAGGAGGAGAATTACCTCCAGGAATTACATTAAGCGATAGTGGAAAATTAACTGGTGTAATTGATCCTATTTTAGCTTTAGATATTCAGTCAGGAACAGGTTTTTATGACTCAAACAATTATGCATCTTACCCATTTGACTTTGGTAGTGTAGGAGCATACCCGTCAAGTAGTTATTATTTTGATATTCAACAAAACTACGCATACTTTAATGAAAATAATAAAATAAGATCACCAAGAAAACTTAATAGATATTATGAATTTAAAGTAAATGCAACTGATGGCGATACTGTTCAAAGTAGAACATTTGAAATTTTTGTTGTAGGTGATGATTTCCTTAGAGCAGATAACACCATTATGCAAGTTGGCTCCGGAGTTTTTACTTCAGATGGAACATATTTAAGAGAACCACAATGGTTAACACCAGCAGATCTAGGTTACAAAAGAGCAAATAATTATGTAACTATTTTTTTAGAACTATATGACCCTAATACAGTACCAGGTACAGTATCTTATATATTAGAAGCTAAAAATGATGATGATAGTTTTAGTAAATTACCTACAGGAATGTCTATTGATGCTTTAACAGGAGAAATAACTGGTCGAGTACCTTATCAACCTGCAGTTACTAAAGAATATAAATTTACAGTATCAGCAACTAGATATGATTTACAATCTTCATTAGTAGCAGTTTCAATAAATCCTTATGAAGACCAAATGCAAGGAACTGCAAATTTAAAAGTAGCAAAATTACCATTAGGAACAGCAGATGGTATATCAGATTTAGAAGAATTAAAAAATCAAGAAATAGTTGTTAATGATAATAATTATAAAATATTAGGATCTAATGATGATAATGACAAATATGATGTATTACAACTTGATAAAAGTTTAATTGGAACGGATTTAAAAGTTTTTACAGGTTCAGTTTATCAAGCATCAACATTTAAAACAAATCCTACATTAATTAATAGAGCGGCTAATGAAATTTTCATTTATAATAGAGCAGATAAAAATAGATACATTGGAAAAATTTTAAAATTTAGTGCAACTGAAGAATATACAATTGAAAATGTTCAAACAGTATTAAATGAAGGAGAACCAGCAGATCAAGGAATTACAAATGCTACTGCAATAGATAAATTAGTTCTTAATGTAAATCTTACTAGAAGTTTTGTAGATAGTGAAAATATTAGTGTTGGTGCATTTAAAGGAACTACTACATTTAAACAATTTATTGTAACTCCTTCTCAAAGTGCTGTTACATTACCTAAAGCAACTAAAACATTTACAGTTAAAATTTTAGGAGAAGTTGATAGTTCAATATCTTGGACAACTACTACTGATTTAGGAACTATTAATGCAAGTTACACTAGTACATTTAAAATAGAAGCTACAAGTACTGTCCCTGATGCTAAAATGAAATATTTTTTAACATCTGGTTCATTACCACCAGGACTTACATTAACAATTAATGGTGAAATTATAGGTAAAGTTAATCAATATGCAGTTGGTACTACTGCTGGTCTAACTTTCTTTGAATCTGGTTTAACTTTTGATGGTGATCTAACGTCAATAGATAGAAAATTTATATTTACGGTAACTGCTAGAGATAGATATGGATTTAGTGCAGTACCTGAAACATTTTCAATAACAGTTAACGTTGAAGGAACTACATTATACAGCAATTTATATGTTCAACCTTTACTTAATTTAACTGCAAGAGATTCATTTAAAACATTTATATCTAACCCCAATGTATTTGCTCCTCAACATATCTATAGAGAAACTGATCCTACATTTGGTGTACAAAAGAAATTAAAAATGTTAATGTACGCAGGAATAGAACAAAAAACAATTAATCACTATGTTTCTGCAACTGCATCTAATCATAAAAGAAAAAAATATAAATTAGGTGATGTAAAAACTGCTGTCGCAAAATATGAAGGAACAAATACCATAGCATATGAAATTGTATATGTAGATGTTATAGATCCTCAAGATAATAAAGGAACTAAAGTAGCAAAAAGTTTTAAACACGCAGGTGGTCAAAAATTTAACATAAATCATACACAAATTGAAGTTACTGATGATACTACAAAATTAAATGTAGGAGGTTCTACATATACGATATACCTACAAAATAATACAGCATTATCTACTCAAGCTATAGGAGAAGATTTACAAATTTATGCAAGAGAAGGACGTCTTTTCTTAGATTTAATTGCAGGTACACTTACAGTTACGTTAGTAGATGGTAGTACTGTAGCAAATGTAGGATCAGTAGTTTATAATCAAGCAGATCCATTTAGATTTAGACCTAAAGGTGGTGTTATAAAAGTAGATTCTAGTATTTTAAATATAGATTCTGAAGATGATACTAGGTATATTGCTAATACAACAAATATGCGAGATAATATCGAAGCAATTGGAACATCAGCACCTGGATTTTTACCTCTTTGGATGAGAACTGCTCAAGCAGGCACAGTTCAGCAATTAGGCTTTGTAACTGCTATACCATTATGTTATTGTACACCCGGATCTAGTGCCACAATAGCTTTAGCTATTAAAAATAGTGGTTTTGATTTCAAAACTCTTGACTTTGAGATAGATAGGTATATAATAGATAGTACAACAGGAGTAGCAGAGGAACAATATATACTCTTTCCTGATTATCAGTATAACATATAAGATAAATAATTGTAGGATATAAGATATGGCAAGCAATATAGACACAACTAGTATAGATGCAACATTTCCAGTAGCTGGACAAGATAACAACAGCCAAGGATTTAGAGACAATTTCAATGTAAGTAAGAATAATTTTACTGCGGCTAAATCAGAAATTGAAACTTTGCAAACTAATACTGCAAAATTAAATGCAGAAAATAACTTTTCAGGTAACGTAATTACTGGTGCAACATTTAAAGGTAATTATACAAAACATTTTGACGGTGGAGCAGTAACAAGCGGACAAAATGTTAGTTTAACTAACGGTAATTTTCAAACATTTAATATAGGTGCTGATCTTACATTAACTTTAGCAGACTGGGCCACTGAAGCAAATGTTTTACAAAGTATGGTAATATCATTAGTAAGTGATGGTTCATCTCGTGAACTAACTTTAGCGGCAAGTGGTGGAACTATTAAAAAGGATGATAATTTTCCTGCACCTTTTAACGTAACAAGTAATAATAATTCAATGATAATAGAATTATGGACGTATGATCAAGGTGTCACAGTATTTGCTAGATATCTTGGAACATATGCATAATGCCACAAATAAACAATATACATCCATTAAATAACGACCTCTCAAACTTATCCACAGCACAGTTAGAAACAAAATTAAACGAACTTAGAAGCAAATATTTCAAAGCAAGAAATCCTCAATTAAGAAGTCAACTTAATTTCTTTATTACGGATTATCAAGAAGAATTAAGAGCTAGATTAGCCAAAGAAGCTATTAAATTGGCTAAAGACACTGGAAAAGATCTTGACAATCTCATCAATGTAGATTAAAATATAATAAATGCAAATAGATACTTTAGGGTTACCGAAATATGGTACGGATGACTTAATGGACCTTATCTATAAAGGTAAGGAAGATTTATTGTTTAATGTACTAGCAGATGACAATGAAGAAACAAAAAAATTTAATAAATCCGTTGAATTAACTGGTACAGGTCAACAACTTAAATTTTATAAATCATTAGACATTGATTTAAAATCTTTTGACAAACTTTTACAAAATGAATGGTTTATGCCAAACAGTTATAAGAGTTTTGATATAGAATCATATGTTCGTAGCATATGTCCAGGTGACCAAAATAGCATTAATAGAGTAAATGAAGAATTAGAAGCATTTAAAGAAATGGGCTTTATAAACTTATTAAGATTTTTACATTATCTTGTTAATTTTATGAAAGAAAACAATATTATATGGGGTGTAGGACGAGGAAGTTCGGTTGCTAGTTACGTATTATTCTTACTAGGTGTCCATAAAATAGACTCATTACAGTATAATCTAAACTGGCGAGAGTTCCTTCGCTAAATACATATATAATATAATATACTAGGAGAATAAAATGGCAATAAGACAAACAGGACAAAAAGTTTACAAAACAATGCAAGGTAAACAGGTTGACATGGATCTTTTAAAAAAAAGAAACGAACTTACTCCTGCGGTAGGCAATGCTCGTGTAAATGCACGTGGTGATGAGTTAGGCCCAGGTGGAAAAATTGCTCGTAAAAGAGAAGAAGTATTAGAAGATTACTACAGAGACCATCCTCAAAAGGTTGCTGATGTTAAAGTAAAAGCACCTGCACCAGAAGAGCCAAAACCAGAAGTTAAAGAAGTTAAAAAAGCAGAAGAGCCTAAACCAGAAGTTAAAAAAGAAGACGGATGGGTAGAAGACGCAGACGGTAATTTTGTAAAAAAATAACATTAACTAATACTAATGTTCGAACCTCCAAAATTAAAATATTTCATTAAAGGAAACATAACACCTATTCATGACAGAGTTTTAGTCTCTGACATGGAATTTGGAGAATCAAGAACCAAAGGTGGCCTTATTATCGGAAGTGACGATGGACACACTAGAGGTATTAAACCTAGATGGTGTAAAGTAGTTTCTAAAGGTCACAAAAATAAAGACACATACAAAAAAGGGGACTGGATCTTAGTCGAACACGGACGATGGTCAAGAGGTTTTAGTTTTACAGATGAAAACGGAAAAGAAACAGTTCTTCGAATTGTTGAAGCCAAAGCAGTCATGATGACCGGAAATTACAAACCAAAAGATTGGTATCAAGCCAGATTAAAATATAGTGCTGGTGGTGACCTATTAGAATAACAATTCACTTGACTATCAACATCCTTTATCATATACTACGTATATGAAATTACCAGATCCAAAAAATTCCGGAATTAACACAACAGGTTTAACAGGAATAGCATTAATGGTACTCCATTTAACTGGCACAATTACTGGTTGGTATTGGATTGTATTATATGTTATACTAATACTGTCTGGAATAGGACAAGAATACAAAAATAAGACGATATATTAAATGCAAGAGTTGTGGGTAGAAAAATATAGACCTAAAACAATTGATGAATACGTATTTAGAGACGATCATCAAAGGAAACAGGTTCAACAATGGTTAAAAGAAAAGACCATTCCCCATCTTTTATTTTCAGGTGCCGCAGGTATAGGTAAAACTACACTTGCAAAAGTTCTTTTAAACGAATTACAAGTTAATGACCTGGACGTATTAGAAATAAATGCAAGTAGAACAAATTCCGTAGACGAAGTAAGAACAAACATCATTAATTTTGTACAAATGATTCCGTTTGGTGAGTTTAAAGTAGTATTACTAGACGAAGCAGATTATTTAAGTCCAAATGCACAGGCGGCATTGCGTGGTGTAATGGAAGAATATCATACAACATCAAGATTCATATTAACTTGTAACTATCCTAATAGAGTTATACCAGCACTTCATTCAAGATGTCAAGGTTTTCATATAGAAAGAATTGATCAAACAGAATTCACAGCAAGGGTGGCACAAATATTAATGTCCGAAGGCATTACACCCGATCTTAACACATTAGACACTTATGTAAAAGCAACTTATCCTGATTTAAGAAAATGTATTAATACTGTACAAATGAATACACAAGAAGGAAAGTTAATTGAACCACAAAAAGCAGATACAGGTGATTTAGATTACAAATTACAAATGGTTGAGTTATTTAAAGCAGGTAAAATAGCTGAAGCAAGAAAATTAGTATGTAGTCAAGCAAGACCAGATGAAATAGAAGACATATATAAGTGGTTGTATGACAATATTAGTTTATTTGGTGAAGAACAAAAACAAGAAAAAGCAATATTAATTATTAAACAAGGATTAGTGGATCATTCATTTGTTGCAGATCCCGAAATTAATTTATCTGCAACAATGATTAAACTACAAAATCTCTAAATGTGCGGAATAGTTGGAATATATAATGTTCCAGAGGCTTCTAAAATTGCAGTACTCGGAATTCATGCTTTACAACACCGAGGTCAAGAAGGTGCTGGTATTATTTCATACGATAAAGAGTTTCATTTTCAAAATGCTTACGGATTAGTTGATCATATTTTTAGTAAAAACAGAATTATTGAAAACCTTCCCGGTAATGTAGCTATAGGACACGTTAGATACAGTACTACTGGCGGCACAGGTAAAAATAATGTACAACCTTTATTTTATAATTTAGATTTTGGTGGTTTTGCTATTTCTCATAATGGAGATTTTACTGATTCAGTATATTGGCGAGATAAATTAAGAAAAGACGGTGCAATATTTCAAACATCTACCGATACAGAAATTGTTCCACACTTATTGGCCCGTACAAAAGGAACAACCCCTATTAATCGTTTACTTAAAGTATTAAATCTAGTAAATGGTGCATTTTGCATAGTAGCATTAATGGATAATAAATTAGTTGTTGCTAGAGATAGTAATGGCTTTCGTCCATTAATGGTAGGTCGTTATAAACAAGGTTATGCAGTAGCATCTGAGAGTTGTTCACTTGATTTAATCGGTGCAACAGACATTAAAAACGTTGAACCTGGAGAAGTTATAGTATTCAGTAAAGAAACAACAGTAAAAAAAGAAACATATCATTTAGATAAAAAAGTTAAAAAACATTTTTGTATATTTGAACACATTTATTTTTCTAGACCCGATTCTATTATAGATAATCAATTAGTATATGATGTTCGTAAAAGAATAGGCAAACAATTAGCAAAAGAAACTTATGTTGAGTCTGATATGGTTGTTCCAGTACCTGATTCAGGATTAATATCTGCACTTGGATATGCTAACCAATCAAAAATCCCTTTTGAACTAGGACTTACACGAAGTCACTACATAGGACGAACATTTATACAGCCTAAACAAGAAATACGTGACTTAGGTGTAAAATTAAAACATAGTGCTATGCGATTATTTGAAAATAAAACAGTTACCGTTATAGATGACTCCATTGTTAGAGGAACTACTGCTAAAAAAATTATAAAAATGATAAAAAAAGCTGGTGCTAAAAAAATTCATATGCGTATTGCATCTCCACCAGTCACAGGACCATGTTGGTATGGCATTGATACACCAAACAGACAAGAACTTATAGCTGGAGATAGTAATATAAAAGAAATTAAAGAATTTATAGGTGCTGATTCATTAGAATATATTTCAGTCGACGGTTTACATAAAGCCGTACAAGGTAAAGGTTTCTGTGATGCTTGTTTTACCAATAATTATCCAGTTCAAAAAAGGAATGAATTATATGCAGGTTGAATTAGTAGATAAAATGGGTACTGACTTAACGGTTGTAAATGCCGCTAGAGTATCTTATGCAAAAACTAAAGAACAATTTGAGGCTAAAGATGAAAAACTAATTGCATTCTTGGCTAAACATAATCATTGGTCACCTTTCGGACACGCATCTTTACAATTTAGAATTAAAGCACCAGTATTTGTTGCAAGACAACTTGTTAAACATCAGGTAGGTTTAATATGGAACGAAGTTAGTAGACGTTACGTAGATTATCCACCTGAATTATTTAAACCAGAAGTTTGGAGAGGTCGTCCAGTAAATTCTAAACAAGGATCTGCTGGAGAAATTAATCTTGATCCTACATTACAGCACGTTTACGAAACAGCTATGGAACAATGTTTAATTTTATATAATTCTTTTATTGATAAAGGTATTGCACCTGAACAAGCTCGAATGATTTTACCTCAATCAATGATGACTGAATGGTATTGGTCTGGAAGTTTATATGCGTTTGCTAGAGTATGCAACCTTAGGTGTAAACCTGATGTGCAGAAAGAAACGAGAGACATTTGCGATCAAATTTCTGATGAGTGTAGTAAATACTTTCCTATAAGTTGGAAATACTTAAAAGATGATGAATAGAATTTATACGATTGCCGGTATGATTGCA